TCGCTGGCTCCTTTCCCTCAGTGTCTTCTGCGCGCGCAGATGCTGAGATTCGAGCCTGAGCGTCCAGCCATCGATCGATGCGCGGCATTAGCACCTTAGCCCACTTTGCCGGAGACTCCGGCATCGTCAGGCCCGACGCTTCCATCGCTGCCCTGAGCGCGGCCAGATCCGTTCCGGCGCGCTTGCATCGCATCTCCAGCATGGCCTGCCCTTGCACTCCGAGCACCTCGGACGGCGTGCGCCCGCGATCGTCGCGAGCATCCATCTCCGGTGCCTTCGTGGTCTGCGCCGCGTCATCCTCCTTCGGAACCTGCAACAGATCGCGAAGGAAGTATCCGAGACTGCTAGTAAGCGCGGTGGCGAGACTCTTGTCCTCGCCCTTGCCGTTCGTTTCGACGATCGGCCACGGGATCTTCACTCCCATGACGACGCTGCCTCCATCTTCGGTGTGCATCACGAATGTGGAGTCCACGAACGCGCCGACCTCCGTGTGCCTGATCTCGTAGTGACGAGTGAGGCACAAGCCAGCCGCCAACATGGCCTCCCTGCACGCCGCGATCATGTCTTCCGCACTGGTGTAGGCGTACCGCTGATTCCCGAAGGCAACGCGCGAGTCCTTCGTCACCGTTGCGAGAGTCTTCTGCGCCTGCCAGAGACGCGACTGCCACGGCTTCGCAGTGTGCCGCTCGATTGCGTCCGCGTTCGGGGCGTTCATCGCCTCCACGATCCTGTCCTTCGTATTCATGCGCGATCCTTTCTGCTGCGGATGTCGATGCGCTTGTACCCAGAGGGCACGATGTAGCGCGAGGCGAGTTCCGCGTTCTCAGCCTCGAATGCCTTGCGATCGAACCGATCGGTAGTGACTTCAGTGATCGAGACAGTGTGTGGCCCGCTCACTCCGCGCGCAGCATCGCCAAGCGCGGTCACGAGTGCGGCCTTCGCACTCGCGTGCTGCTTCTCCGCGAGTTCGAGTGCGGCTCGTGCCCGCAACTCTGCGTCGAAGAGGCTCTGTGGAAGTTCGACCGTCCGTTGCTCGCGCGTGCGCTGCTTCAGAATGTCGATGCTTCCGCTCTGCGCTGGTGGCTCGTCGTCGATGATGTGCTTGCGCCACCATGTGTTCACCTTGTCCATCACATACTCGCCTAACTGCGCATCCCATTCGACGCGATAGAGCCGGAACGCCAGTCCGAACGCACCAGATAGGCATGCGACATGCGCAAGATCACTGCTGGCGCACGCCATCTGGTATGTGACCTGCACTCGAACTCGATCAGGAACCTCGTCGGTTCCCTCGGCACCCCAGCCATCGGTGCTGCTCGTGGTCTTCACTTCCACGATGTCGGCACCGCGCTTTGCCTCTCCGACCATGCCGTCGATGTTCGCGCGGAAGTGCGGGAAGCATCCGACGAACACGCTGCTCGGGCGCACGACGCGCTTTGCAAGCCGTTCTCCCGCCAGTTGCAGGAGCACGGGCTCCAGCACAGAGCCGAGGCGCATCGCATCATTCTCTTCAGTCGGCGGAACCCTTCCAGTCTTCTGGAGCCATAGGTCGTAGGGTGTCCTGAACGGATCCACTCCAAGGATCACTGGAGCGTCGCTGCTCCCGATCCCCTTCGCTCGATCCTCGCGTTGCTTCATCGTAATCATCGAGATCCTTTCGGCCTTCCGGGCCCGTTCGGCTTGAGTGCCTTGACCTGCTGCGCCGTCCACACGGACGACGATCCCATGCGCTGTGGCGTGATGTGCCGCGCTCTTGCGATCTGATTGATGCGTCGGCGTGTCACTCCGTAAGCCTCGGCAACTTCCGAGGTGCTGTAAGAAACTCTCATGCGACCTCCTTTCAAGGGGTATGCTCCGACATCTCTCTTGTGGCGCGGTTCGGCGCGCTGCGAAACAGAAACGCGGCGGCTGGGCTTGAGTCGGCCCAGCCGCCGCGACTGTTCACAGATCCGTCACACAACCTCTGCCTCGATCACCTCGTCAGAGGTGCTCGTGATTCCCACGAGGCCATCGAGCAATCCGACGAGCCGCGTGTTGCGGCTCGGCGAAGCCAGCGGGCTCGGCCGCTGCTTCTCCACCTCCGTCACCGCGTTCAGCAGTCGCCACGCGGTCGGCTGTCCGAACGCCGGATCCACCTCTGCGCAGTTCGGGGCCAGACCTCCCGGGCCATCGTCGCGTCGCCACTCCTTCAGCACATGCGGCAGCATCTGCGGGGTCAGTGCCCGCCGATCGATCGCACGCACAAGGAAGTCATGCACGACGCTCTGGTCGGTCAGAGCGAATGCGCGGTAGCGGTCGATGCGCTCCGCCTCATTCGTCGCCGCCTGCACCAGAGATCCGAACGCCTTCGACACCACTCCGGGCAGATCGCGCTCGATGAATCGCGTGTGCTTTCGGTTGAAGCGGAACACGCTCTCCGATCGTCCCGAGAACGCGAGGTTGTCGCAGACGAACACGCGAGTCGCGAGCATGCCCTGCCCAGCGAAGGAGCAGTCATGCGCGTTGCGCAGTCCCATCACCAGACCGTAGGTGCCATCGCCGTAGATGCGCGAGACACCCGCGCCGCGCGGGCGGATCGAGAGCAGGCCGAAGTACCTGTTCCCGTCTCCCATCAGCGCGTGCGCGCTCTCCGGGTTCTCCCAGCCCAGATCGTGCAGCGTGTTGCGCACGCACTGGAGCAGGTACGAGTGCGGGATCGGGTAGTGATCGCCCTTCGGCGGCGGCGTGTACGAAGCCTCGACCGCCTCTTCGGTGGCGAGGTGCGCACCAGCGTGCAGCACCAGACTGCTCCCATTGATCTCCTTGCGAGTCCATTCCATTGCAGTGTCCTTCTGCCGCTCTAGGCGGCGTTCGAGAATGTGAGTCTCCAGCCTTCCACTATGGAAGGCATGGGCCGACCCGCTCTGTTTCCAGAGCGGGTGCGGCTCATGCCTGCGAGTGCCGAGCATCCAGCCACGCTTGCGCTTCTGCGTTCAGGCCGACATCTAGCAGCACGAGCGGGGGCTTCCACCCCAGCATCGAGGCCACCTGATGAGGCTCAGGCGCACGATCACGAGCAAGCAATCCCAGAATGCGCTCGCAGTCCCGCGCAACACGAAGGCGCTGTAGCGCGCGCTCGGCGTGCGCCCCACTTGCCTTCAGGTCACGAGCGATCTTTGAGCGCACGCAGTGTTGCAGGAACGCGATGTGAGCGTTTCCGATCATGCAGAACCTCCTCTCTCTAGCAGTGCGACCTCAATGACTGCGCACGCTCGCAGCGCATCCTCGCGCGCCCCGACCGGATCATCCGCTCCATCGAAGAGCGATGCGGAATCCTCGTCGGAGTAGAGGGCGTTTCCGGCTATCCAAAGCAGTTGACGCGCCTCGCTCTCCGTCATGCTGAAAGTCACTCGACGACGCTTTCGCTTCATGCTCCACCACACTTTCTCACTGCGCAGAGCAGGACTGCGACGGTCGTGTCTGTGCCATCAGAGAGTCGCTGCTCTTCAACCGTCGGAACGCAGTTGAAGTCCGCCAGCGCCTTCGCGAAGCCTCGCAGGAACTCCATGTCTCCGAGCGCCGCGTTCAGTGCGTCGATGTTTCCGAGACCGCCATCGGCCTCGGCCAGTTCGCGCGCAACCGCTACGAATGGGTTGCCGAGAGAGATCGCGCTCCCCAGCAGATACCGCGGAACGCGGCCGCTCGGAAGCAACGATGCCAGACGGCCGACGCGCAGGATCCGATCCTCCGCCCGAAACGGCTGGTCTCCGAATGACTGCATGCTCGCGCCCTCAGTCACCACCTCGCCGCCGCCTGCGTCGAACATGAGGCCAGCACACGCTCCGCACGCAAGACCCTTGCGATACGGACTGCTGAACGCCTCGTCAGTGAACTCCTGAAAGAATCTCATGCCGTCTCCTTTCGGCGGCACTCGGCCGCGCTGTATGAGCGAATCAGTGCGCGAGCGGCCGCTCTGCCGTCTCGCACCCGCATGCTCGTGCATGCAGCAATCGCCGCGGCGATCTTCCGCAGCGCCGCGGCCTCGTGGTAGTGCACCATGCCGGGTGTGATCCCAAGCATGCGCGCCACCTCAGTCTGGTCTCGGAGCGGTCTGGGCAGGACGCGCACCTCAGCGTCCTGCCCCATCGCCGCAACCTCTCGTGGGCTGAACCGTCGCATCAGGCTCCTCCCTTCGCCTGCGCTTCGAGCGCGCGCTTCTCCTGCGCCTTCAGGACGCGACTGGCAATGCCGTCCATGAACGAATCGCTGTCGGCCAGTTTCCACGCGATGCGCTCGATCATCTCCTCGACATCCAGCACCTCGAACATCTTGTCCGCGGCCTTGTCTGCAACATCGTCGTTCTCGATGCTCAGGTTGTCGGCGATGCGCTCCGCAACATCGTCTCGGTCGATGTTCAGATTGTCGGCGACCCGCTCTGCGAGGTCGTCGCTGTCCACCTCGTCAACGATGCGCTGGGCGATGTCGTCGAAGTCCACCGAGTCCTGCGCCGCGATCGTCGCGCGATCGAGCGCCTCCCGCATGCACTGCCGCATCAGCGTCTCCGCGCCCATGCCAGCGCACTGCTTCAAGAGCCATCCACCGAAACGAGCCCGAATGTTCTTCACTGCGTTCTTCATTGCTGTCTCCTTGCGGCACGCGGCCGCGTCTGTTGCGAATCCTGCACGGTGCAGGCGAGCACGCCGCCCGAAGGCGGCGTGCGTCGTGAGCGTCGTGCGTTCAGGAGCGCGGAGACTCGACGATGAGCCCCTCCGCGATCAGTTCGAGGAGCAGTCGCTGGTACG